TGGTATAGTTATCACCATCATTAATAACATTATATGGCGGATAATTCGGCTGACGATTTATTTTGAAGGTTTCCATCTCCTTAAAAAGACGGTCAAACCCTACGAAAAACGGATCATACTTACTAGATAGACTAAAAAGTGTTGTCATTATGTTATCTCCTTTATTAAAAGCAAGATTAATAATTGTGGCAATTCTAAACGAATCTACCACCAAAATTTGAATGAACATCTCATCCAAACGTCTATATTATACCACATTCATGTGGTATTTGTCAAGGCTATTTTTTACCTATATTGTATTTCGGAACTAAATCCCATTCATCTTTTTCTGAAAAGGATAAAATTTTAATCTGATTTAAAGGAACAGTATCTTCAATATCACCTCTGACTAAAGTTACTAAACCCCATTCAATTAATAAATTAACAATGGTGTTTCTTCGTGAAACATCATTTTCTATAAAATCTGAAGGCTTACCATCTAACATAAAAAGTTCTTTAAAGTGAACTATGTAATACCTACCCTGTTTATGTAAAATATGACAAGATTGGAATAATTTATTATCTTTTCTGGACGCAACTCCAATCCTAGTT